TAGTATCAATTATACCCTTTCCAACTGATTTTCTCATTTCTTCTACTCTTTTAGCGATATCTTTTCTTAATAGAGAAAATGTTGCATTAAAAGATTTAAGCTCCTGTTGAGGATTAAAACGTTTTTCTTCGTTATCAGATAATTTGTCTGCCATTTTTATTTTTTAATTAAATCTTTAAGATTTGTTTTTTCTTTACGTCATCCCACCAATATTCGGCCAACAAATATAAAAGTTTTGTCATTTTATTATAATTTATATTTTATCTGGGAATTTGATAATAATTTTGTCCCATTTTTCTAAGTAAATCATGTCTTTTCTTTTCCGTATTTCTTAATGTTTGACCTATTCTTCTTTTTTCATGAACATCCTTAGTATCTTGTATTTTTTTTCTTAACTCAACAATTCTTCTAACATAATTTTCCAATTGTTCTTGATAAGTTTGTTCATTTAAAATTTTATAAATTTCTTCTTTTATAACATTTCTTAATTCTGATTTTTTCATTTTTTCTCCCTTTATTATAATTTACATTTTGTCGATGTGAAAATCATCAACACTCTTTCCAGAGTCTTCTATGAATTTTTTAACATCTGATCTTAATAATAACTTATTATATTTTTCTATTGCATTCTTGAGTTTTTGCGCAGCATTGGCGATATTCTTTCTACCTTCAGGGTCGATCAAATTATCTAATTCTTTTCTTTTGCCCGACATCATAGCATATATTATATTAGTAATAAAATCAGCTATTATACCCTCATTAAGATTTTTTTTATTTTCTTTTAATAAATTTTTAAGTTTGATTTGCTTTTTCAATGTAGTTTCCTTATTTAATAATTATAAATATAGAGAAACTATAATTTTATTATCTTTTGTGAGGTCTTCTAGCTATTTTAGGCACACTGCTGGATGGTTTTTTAGAACTATCTTTTACTTTTTTATTTTCTTCTTCTCTCTTTTTAGCTAAATATTTCAAATAGAATATTCTTCTTGAAGAAGGCATATTATACACTTCATCAATGGTAGTCGCGCCATTAGAATAATACGCAAGATCAAATATTTCAGCCCATAATCTCGGTCTATAATCTGTTGGTAGGCCAAAAAAAGTTAATGTCCATTGGGAGAGTAATTTGTTGTTCGTGGCCGCAATTAGAACAAGAAAATTGAACTGCAGTATCAACGCCCGGTGTTATTTTTGCTAAATGTTCTCTAAATGCGAGTGAGTCTTTTGACAACATTTCGTCTGAAACAAATCTAGAAATTTTATTGTGTGCTCTTTCTCCGTTTATTTCAGTAATAACATAAGATAATCTTGTAGTTATTTCTTGATCAACATCACCCTTAATTCCCTTTTTAAGTTTTTTAAGATAATTGTTAATATCTGCTTCATCTTTATGTGTTAATAATTTAAATTTTATTTTTGTTTTACTGTGTGGTAATTCAAAATCAAATTCGTTTATATTTTTAGGATATTGTTCAAAATCTATTTCTTTAGACTCCAATTCACTGATATCATAAACAGTTTCATTTGACTCATTACAGTTTGGACAAGAGATGTGTGTTTTATATTCTGATCCGTATAATAGAATTCTTGATGCTATCATAAGACCGTTCTTATCACCTAAAAATAAATCATCATAATTGATTTTTTCTACAATAATTGATTTTAAAAATTCATCAACTACAATACCTTTATTTATTAGATTTTTTGATGTAAGAATATCTTCACTTTTTCCTGTAGGATAACGTAATGTTAATTTTCCAGTTGATAATGGACTATCATCTGCGTAAAAATATCCCTCTGATGGCAGCGTGATAATTTCGGTCGGATACTTTTCTTGTTGTGAACTTTCTACTGGTTTTTTAATGTCTATCTCGTTCATTTTAAATGACCTTTCTCTTAATTTGTGTGGGTTTATAATAACTTATTATGTTTAGTTTTTAATTATTCATATAAACTATATTCTTTTGTAAAAAAATCTAATCTAGAAATTCCCTCTGAATTTCCTCTCAATTCTATAAATTTAACTTCTTTCATGTTTGCATCTATTATTTTTACTTTGTCACCTTTTTTATTTATCCAAATTTCGTTTTTTTGTGGTTTAGTTCTGCTTTCTTTCAAAATTTTTCTAATTTCTTCTCTTATTACATTTTCTACTTTATTCAATCTCTTTTGATCAGCAGCTTTCTTCTTTAATTTTAAAGTTTCAATATCTTTTTTATTCGCATCCATTTGACTTTGATGAACTTGTTTTATCATATTATTTCTATCAACACCGGGTTTAACATCAGTTCTGTGTGGTGGTTTTGTATTAAGTTTATTTAAAGTTTGTTTACTTCTATCTATACTTTTTAATTTATTCTGAATTTTTTTATAGTAATTTGACGGTTCTGCTTCTTTTATGGTATTTTCTTCTATCTCAAAATATTCTTTAACTTCCTTTTTGACAACATCAAATTTAACTTTTGGACGATATTTGCTCATAAATGAAGAGACAACATTCTCAATGTCTCTATTAGAAATTTCATCTTGATTTTCAAGTTTTCTAAAATTTGATTTTATAAAGTCTGACAATTCTACTTTCCAATACTTGCTTTCTTTTAATTTATTTTGAATTTTTTTATAGTAATTTGGTTCTTCTTCTTTCAATATTCTTTTAATTTCTTCTTTAATTACTTTTCTCAACAATTCTTCTTTTGAGTCGCGAAGCCCAAGACCTGCTCCCCTTAAAAATAAATTTGAAATATATTGCATAGCCAACTTCACGTTTCTTCCCTTTTGTTTGATAGTATTAATAACTTCTTTTTCTTTTTCAGGAGAAATATAAACATTATCTTTTTTAATACCATTTTCTATAAAATCAATTACATTATTTGGATTGTAATCTTTATATAATGGACCAGTTCCAAAAGCTTTCCATAATTCATTCGAATGCGCTTTTAACCAACCAGACAATGAATTTTTATTTGTTAAATCTATTTTGGGTTTTTGTTGCGGCATTTATTTCGCTAAAAAATAATTGGCCTTGTGAAAAATATATTTTTTAATATCAAAAAAATCAAAGCCATCGTCAGTTAAATCTTTTAAAATATTTACAACTACAAATTCTAATTTTTTTAAATCACTCTGCGCAACTAATCCTTCCATTCTCTTTATTGTTTGAGTGTTTATTTCTTTTAACAATTCTTCTTTAATAAGATTTTTTAATTCAGATTTTTTCATTTAAATTATCTTAATAAAAATCAAAATTCCAAAACTGCGTAATCGTAAGTAATTTCTATTGTTCCTTCTACTGGATCTCCAGCTCCCCAATCTAATGTTCCTAAATCCATATCACTTACAAATGCACCTTTCAATCTCCATTCTTCAACAACGTCACCGATAGGTCCAAGCATATTTAATATTACTTCTTTCTTATAAAAATCAGCGTATCCAGCTCTACCCGTTATTGACTCATATGAAAGACGAATCCATTCCATAACTGCTTGAGCACCACTTGGATTAATTGGTTGATAAAGATTCAATGAAATTGGTTGCCATTCCGGTTTACCAATTAATTTTCTCTTCATATTTATATGTTCTAACGTTATCGGATTAAGATTTAATTTTGGTTTCGCTGCTCCCTTAACAATATATGACGGAAGACCATTTATATACAAGATAAATCTATTTTGAACTTGTGGTTCAAATTCTTGGAAATGCATTTCCGGGGCTTCAAGTATACGAGCCATTTTTATTTCTCCATTTAAGTTTTATTTTCATTACTATAATAATAAATATAACGAATTATCATTTTTATTTATTATTTATATATAGAAATTTAAAATTATTTCAATTTTATTGGTTTAACACCCATACTTTTAACTAATTTTTGTCTATTTTGTTTTACTTTCGTTCGTGTTTGTGTCAATTTTCTTCTTTCTTCCAGATTATTCGATTTATTTATCTTATCAGTTAATTTTTTAATTCTATCAACATAATTCTTTATTTTTGAGAATTGTCAACTTCATTTATTTCTTCTTTTATGATGTTTCTTATAAATTGTCTAAGTTTTTGCTCAACTAATCTATTCATTTTTTTATTCTCCAAATTTATTTTATTTTCACCTATCATTCTATCTAATCTTTGTCTAATCATTATAGCATTTCCAGATTTTATACTAAACTTATTTTCTTCTGGCTCTTGATGAGCATATTTTCCTTTTTTAGTTTTAAAATTCAAATATGCTTTGGCATATTCTTGATCAGCTGAGGGTAGTTTTTTTAACCATTCACTTATTTTATTAAAATTAAAAGCCTCATTTTTTAATCCCTTTCCCATTTTATCTAAAGCTTCATAGTATTTTGGCGATTCTTTTAAATGATCATTTGCAATCTTAGCATACGTTATCCAATCTTCTACTGTGGTTGTTTCAGGATTTTTATCAACTGTTTCTTTATGTTCGATTTCTGTCTTCATTCCCTGATATAAATCTTCTATTTTAATTTTATCAAAATCTACACCAATATATTTACCGATATTTCTCGCCATATCTAATGTGAGAACTTTTGCAGGCGCATCAAAATCATAAGGCAAACCTTTTTTAGTAATTACGGGCCCAACACCGTATTTTACTTCTGCAGAACTTCCAGATTGTTCAAGTATTTTTTTAAGTTTCATTTTAAAACTCCCATTTAGTTATCCGGCTAGTGATGCAGTCATTTCTGAAATATACATTGACATTTATTTTCTCCTAATTTTGTTTAGTAATAGTTATAAATATAAAATTTTAGCAATTTTTTAAAAATAAAAAAGCCATTATTTCTAATGGCTTTTTGTTTACTTTAGCATATCTGTTTTATTATTCTTCAAATATTGTGCCTGTAGGGCTGATATTAAACACAAGTTCGACAAACTCACTTGCGCGAGTTGGTTGAATATAAATATCACCGCGAAGTATATTTCTATCTATAACATCTGGTGGATTATTTGTTTCATCCATTACTATCTTATACGCATAAACTCCTGCTTTCCTTTGAACAGAGTCCATATAAGGTGTCACCAACTGCAAAAATGTTGTTCTTGTAGTATTTGTATTAGGTTCAAATACTAAATACTTTGCTGTTGAAGCAATGAATTTTTTCAATGCAATTACTAATCTTCTTACATTAATTCTATCAAGTGCAGATGCTGCTCTTTGAAGTGTTTTTTGACCCCAAATACTTATTCCTTGTGCGGGAAACGAAGCTATTGGATTTACTCTTCCATCATATAAAGTATCTCTATCAGAGAATGATAATTTCTTTTTAACATCAACTGCTGATAAACCACCTCTATTCAAACCTGCTGGTGCGAACCATGGTTGTGCAACTTTATCATTAAATGATATTACTTCTGCTACTTCAACTGACGGCGGAACCCAAATATTTTTATTTCTTTCTCTATCAAATATTTGAACCCAAGGATAATATGTAGCAGTAAAGTTATTATCAATTGATGACACTGAATTTATCGCATCATTTATTGAACCATTAAATCCAACGCAATCCATAACATAAAAACAATCTTGTCTACTATCGCAAATATTTCTTACATGTTCTGTCACTTTTGGATGAGTATTTTCTAATATACCCGGTGTAATTATCATATTAATATCAAACGTGTCTGGATCTGCAAATGTATTTAATGCTCTCTTATATGCGAGCGAACCAGAAGCCGTTGCACTTGAACAATCAAATCCAAAAACATTAGTTGCAGAAATGCCTGCACCCGATTGTTTTCCTCTATTTGGTGGCATACCGTCCCAACCAAATTGAAAACCAACTACAAACTTAAGCATTTCAGAAGGTGCATCAGAACCAGAAAGAGAACCGGAATATAATGCTGAATTTGTATGTCCATATTTATCATCAAGGTTCACTGATCCTACTGAATTTGTTGCCACTGTATCAGGTATTGGTCTTAAAAATTCTTTTGCATCATAACTTCTAAAATCTAATCCCCAATTATAACTACTGTTATATGTTTCTGCATCACCTTGATATGACATCGTTACTATTGATACCAATTTAATTGGTGTCTCGTCGACAATATTTACATAAGGACTATGACCAAACGGTACAACTTGATTTGATATATTTTCTAATCCAACTGCTGGAATAATTCTTACATATTTGCTCTTCGTTCGATAATCACCAAATGAGTCAATTCTGCCATTCGAATCTATTACATCATATTTGTCACCGATTAGCTTTAATATATAATTATCACTATGAGGATTTAAATTAGCATTTGGAAATGTTTCCAATGCAATTACTCTTGTATCATTATCAGCATAATCTCTTACAACAACATTGAATGAACCATAATCTGAAGAACCAGAAGCTGGTTTTTTAACACTATCAATTGCTATTTTAAAAGTTCTATTTGCGTTTGTCCCATCAGCAATGGTTGCAAATTTAAATAGATTAAATGGTCCACCACTTATGCTTTTTTGTGATTGGATCCAAGGTGTATATGCCGGTGTATAGCTTGAAGAATTGTTGAATGTTAAATTACCTATACTTGAACTTATAACTGTTACATCTGCTAATGAGGCAGAATTTGCAAAATCTCTAAATATAGAATAAACATATAAATCTGTTGAGAAAGCATTTCCATTTACGCTTTCAGGCCCAGATCCCAATACTTTTTCTATATGATTTGGGTTTGCCAAATCAAATGAACAACTAACATAACCATTACTTCCACTTAATACAAATGCACTTCCACCTCCAATTGCAAATACATCATTTGTAAATGTAGTGCTTCCCGAAGTTACTGCCAAAACTGCAACGCATTTTGTATATACAGAACCCGTTGATATATATAACTTAACATAATCATTTGGTCCTTGTGCTCTTGCTAAACCGTTTCTCCAACCCTCAAGTCCCAATACTCTAACTATATGAACTATTCCTGCGTTCTTAAGATAATTTTTTACTGTATAAGGTACGTAAGTTTTATCTGTATTTTCGCCAAATATCACATTGAAGTCATTTGCATTAGAAATTGGAGTCGGCATGAATGCCCTTCCCTTTTCGGTAGGACCTATTATTATTGCACCAATCTGTCCAATACCAGTTGCTAAAAACGATTGGTCGTTCTCTCTGGTAAAAACAGCTGGGCTAATCATCTTGCCTGTTGCCACTAATTTTCTCCGTTAATTTAAAAAATTGTTAATTTAATATTAATAAATATATAAGCTTTGGTGCTAAATTCATTTTTATTGATTTTGTGGAATTATTGTCAATTCGCCCTTAGCAATGTCGAGTTTCCCGTACCCGTATTTATTTCCGATTTCATCAACTAATGATTTTTCAATTTTCTTGAGTTCCAAATATTCATTTAGTAAGCTATCTTTTATGGCATTTAAATTACTTAATTCGACTGTAATTTGACCTATTTTGTTTATATTGTCGACAAACTTTGTTTGTAATTCTGTTATTCGATCAATATATTCTTTTTCTAGTTTTATAACTTTTTCTTCCATGTTTACCTCCAGGTATTTTTTATGTATTTGACTAATTTAATAAACTTGTTTAATTTGGGCTCGATCGGTGGAATTTGCATTATCGGCAATGGTTTTGGAATATCTTCCATTTTAATTACTTTTATACTTTTTTCTTGTAATTTATATTTTTCATACGCATTATTTAATTTAATATCATATTTGTTTTCATAATATTTTGGGCCATTATAAATATAAGCAAATGTTTTCCAATCTTTATTTCTTAAAGCGCTGTGTAGTTTACTATTATTTTTAATAAATTTACAAAATATTTCAAGTTGCTTTCCTTCTGATTTATAATTATCATTTACAAATAGAAAAATATCAGAATAATTGCATAAATAGCAATTAAATCCCATCACTTGAAATTTGCCCCAACTACAAGATTTTAGTGCTTCTATATGATTTAATTTTATTGCTGCTTCTAATTTTTGATATTGTATAGACTCTTTGCCATATTTAGCTTCTTTTGCTGACCATTGACCTTTTAAAGATAATGGATAATCAATTCCATTTATTTTTATTTTTTGACCATCGAATTGATGTTTTGTTCTTCTTCCAAATACAAATGGTTCATATAATATTTTTGGATTATCATTTATAAAACCACTGCTTACAGACTCTACTTCTGCAACTGCTTTAATTGCTGCAATTTCTACATTTAATAATTCAGATGCGTCAATGAAATTTTGTTGTGTTAATTTTTCTTTCATTATAAATCAACTTGTTAAAATGTTTTAATCAAAAGAAAGCAGGATCATATGAAAATATACCAGATCCTGTAAAAATTGTCACATTGCTTGAAGTTGGTACATTTGTCACCAATTCGCCAATTATTCTTATACTTGCTGAATTGTTTGCATAGATTGATGTGTTATTGCCTACAAGTAAGCAATTTTCTAATATAAAAATATCATTGTTAACAATGTCACTAGTTTGAATAACATGACTAGAACCAGTTGTCTGATCTAATTTAGCATTTTTAATTCTACATTTGACTGTTCCGTTGTGCGAATTGGTGCTCCAAACTACCATTGCATTCATTGCCTTTATTAAATCAGCTTCTAATACTACAATTCCATTACTGTTGTCCATTGAAACTGCTTGGGATCCACTAGAAATTATTTTCTTTACTTTATTGTAATGCTCAATATGCGAAGAACCAGCATAGCTCATGCAAGATAATCCTTGTGTAGAAATGTAATTTCCTTCTATATATGAACTTCCCTGTGTTAATTCAATACCTCCACAAGGTTGACTCCCAGATATACCAATTATTTCATCAAAATTTAAATATAGAATTTGAGCACCTGTCCCTTGAAACTGCGAAAATAAAAATGTAGAATAATTTGGATCCATTCCTTTACTCCACGTTTTATTTATATTTGCATAACACGTTCCGGCTCTATGACTCAGTGCATGACCAACATTGTTTATTTGAACATTATCTATATCAACATATAAAATACCCGCATAATTAATAAGTGTAGAACTTCCCGATCCAGGTTGATTATTTCCCGTTATAAGATTTTTTATATTTAAACTGGCTGTCGCAGTATTTGATGCTAACCATATTCCAACATTTCTTGCATTATATACGGTCTCAGCCTTTAAAGAAAAATATTTGCAAGCATTGATGTAAATTGTTGAGCTTCGAAGAGCTGAAGCTGGTTGCAAACCTTCTCCCTCTAAAGAATAAGCTTCCATTTCTAATATTGTATTTGCATTGTTGAGATATATTACATTATTTCCAGTTGCAGATGGAATTAAATTTTTAAACATTCCATAACCAGTTATGCTGCAACTAACAGCACTACCATTATCAGTTATAGTTGAAGATCCAGTCACACCAATAGAATTAAGTATTGCACCCTTTTCAAAATGTAAATTTATGCCATCTTTTAAAACAATACTTTCATTATATGTTCCTGGTTTTATAACAATCAGATCACCATAATTTGACATACTTATCGCGGAATTTATAGAATTTATTTCTATCATATTACCATCTGTTCGCAATATTTTAACATAATTTGTTGGAATATAAGATGCTGTCATAGCATAAGACGCCGTT